TAACATGATGGAAAAATCCCATCCAGGCCCGCTAGTAGACGTCTCGTAGTTGTCATCAACAAAAGTGTACTTGAATCGATCATTTTGGAGATAAGGAACCTCGATCGTCTGTATGGGGTTAACTGCGGTATTACCTAAGTAGAGCCCATAACAATCAAGACCTCGATCAACTCCATTGAAAATCTGAGGAATATTTGTAATGAGTGGACCACCACTCTCAGCTATGCTCTGTGTCAATGAAAAATCATTTCGTCGAGCAAGTGAGAAAGTTGTGCTGTTCCACATATCAGCACCATCTCCTCCAGACTTAGTCGAAGATAAATTCACAGTACTAGTGTCTGCTGTCCACCTGGTTGAACCACGCCATCCAAGAAAAGCGCGACCAAGGTAATTGAGAAGAGTGGTGAGGGCCGCATTGTAAAAGCGACCGTCGGAAAAAGCAGTGACCATCGAACCAGTTGATAGAGTTTGTCCAGTGATAAAACCACCGTACGTTGGAAAAGATCCACGAGAAATCTTGTAAACAGCTGTTGAATTTGGTTCAGCCATTAACCGTAGTTCCGTGCGATAAGCACGTTTCAAAAGAGTTCGAAAAGAAGGTATTACTTCGCCCATAAAAACCATAGTGGTGTCAGGAGTGTCAATTTGCGTTTTAGCCATCTCATCAACCGTTTCCGGATCAGTGATGGGTGCACCTTGATCATCCAGATCATCATCTTTAGTTTCAGGAACACCAGATTCAGGAATCGACTTCTTCAACGAGAGTTTCTTTATGAAACCCGAATAAGAATTATTTTCCGGTACTGAAACCGGAGGTCGGAATTTCAAGTAGGAAATCTTATCATCTGGTGCGGCGACCTCAAAATCATCAAGCATGGAAATAAAAACATTAACAGAAATATCCTCGTTATCATTAGCTGGCGCTGACAGTTTGTTCAAAATATTGACTGTCAAGACGCCATTGCCTTGAACAAGGTTTGTGATCAATGGGTCAATGCCATATTCCTGGCTACTGTACCAACCAAGACTTTCACGGAAGGGAACATCTTGTCCCCAACCAACATCTATTGTGAAATCCTTGGTTTCCGCTATGTCATGGATTGTAGTATACTGTGTATTAAACTCACCATCAAAAGCGCCAATACGAGGATCGTAAGAAACTCGAAGGCGCCCTTTGTGGTATTCGGAAGCGACGACCTGAAAGCGAAAACGCATAGTTCCTCTCCAATATTGAAATGGAAGTGCAGCGAGCGCGCTTGCTGGGAAGTGCCATTCTGCTCCGTTGCGTCCCTTGAGTCCTGGATCGACTCGGGCATTCCAGAGATGGAATCCGGGAGTGGCGCTAACGGGCCAGAAGAATGTGGTGAGATAGGATTCTCGTCC